GCTTTGTATTATTTATAGTATGGTTAAGATGTGGTTTTGTGCCATTGCTTTTTTTTTGCATCAATGTTGCGAAGGGTGCGAACTCTGAAAACCCGGGGGGTGGGTTAAAACTTTCTTGCTTTTCCCAACCATCGTCATGCCCAATCAAGCTTGCATCAATCCATTTTTTCCGAAGGGTGGTGTAAAAAAAAATAATGTATATTTGTAATATGCCAAATTTGAACAATAAAAGCTATAAACGCTTTAAAAATCCTTTAGAAAAAAAACATTTTCAAGATAGAGTTGAAAATAAATTTTATGGAACTTCTTTATGGAAAAGAATAAGGAGTTTACAAAAGACTAGGAAACCGATTTGCGAAGTTTGCGAAGCTAAAGGTATTTTTACGGATTGTTCTGATGGGAATAATAACGGAATAGCTGATCATGTTATCAGGCTTTTAGAAGGCGGTCACCCTTATGATGAACAAAATTTATTTACACTTTGCAAAAAATGCCACAATACTAAAAGCAATATGGAAGGTAGAGGTTTTAGCCCAGGCAAAATATCAAGTATAGACGGATATTACCTTCCACAAAGCAAAGAGAACATTATTAAGGCTATTATCAAGAAAAAAGTTAACGAAAATGAAAACACAGAAATTAAAAGACCTTCAGGGAACTTTAAAACCTAGTCGGGTTAAAAGAATCACTCCGCAACAAATTATTGCTCATAATCCGTTTGAATTGACTAATGAGGAGCAAAATACAGTAGAATTGGTTAAAAGACACTTAGAATCCGCCGATGCTAGTTACAATGTGGATATAATTGCCATTAATATGCTGGCTAGGTTATTGACGGTTATAAAACACGCGGCTAATAATATCTTAAAAAATGATGGTGTAATGGTTTATCCTAATGGAATGCAACAGATTAGTCCGGAGTGGACGATGTTTAAACAATCGGTTGAGATTTATAACGACATGTCGGATAGGTTTGGACTAGACCCTAAAGCAAGATTAAAGCTTGAATACTTTAATAGGGCTGATAAGAAGGAAGAAGACCCTATCATTAAGCTAATTAAAAACGCCTAATGTTTGATTTAGAAAACGAATTAATAGGCGAATATGCTAGACTAGCTATTCAAAGACATTACGATGATCTTAAAAAGTCAGAAAATAGCAATTATCCCTATTATTACGACCAAAAGGCAGCCGAAACCTATATCTCCTTTATGAAGGTGTGCAGATTGACAAAAGGTGAATATGCAGCCATGAATGTCAATGTCATGCCGTGGCAGGAGTTTTTTTGGTCTATTATTTTTGGCTGGAAACGTAAAATTGATAAAAAACGTAGATTTAGAAAAGTTTACTTAGAAATATCAAGAAAAAACGCTAAAACTGAAACTGCTGCTCTTACTGCTGTAGCGTGTTTTATCCTTGACCAGGAAAAAGGAGCTGAAATTTATACGGCTGCAACTACCAGAGACCAGGCCCGTATATGCTGGGATGCTGCTAGGGTAATTTTAGACTACCTTAAAAAAGATAGTTCAGCCGTTAACAAAATGGTGCAGGTTAGAGCGCATTCAATTTATAGCACTCATTATAATTCAAAAATGGTACCAGTATCTTCTGATGCCAAAACACTGGATGGTTTAAATCCGCACGTGGCAATCATTGACGAAATGCACGCGCATCCGGATAGTTCTATTTTGGAAATTATGGAATCTGGTATAGGCTCCAGAAGTCAGCCATTAATTTTAATTACCACAACGGCTGGATTTAACAAAGAAAGTCCCTGTTATCAGTTGCGTAAAGTTTGCTTGGATATTATTAAAGGTCATAAACAAGATGATGCGGTTTTCCCATTAATATTTTCATTAGATGAAGAAGATGATTGGCAAAATAGCGATAATTGGGTAAAATCAAATCCTTCCATAAATGTAACTATTGGAATGGGTTATTTACAAGACCAATATACAAAAGCCATAAATGAAGGAGCCGCAAAGCAAATAGGTTTTATGACTAAAAACCTAAACTATTGGACAAATACTCATGCCACGTGGATAAATGAAAATATTTGGAATGAATGCGAAATGCATGTTAATGATGACTTTTTTTTAAAACGTCCTGCATTTGGCGGTTTAGATTTAGCACAAACGGTTGACATTAGCGCCTTTTGTTTGTTTTTCCCAGAATTTGACGGTAAAGCAGCTTTTTTATTGTGGAAATATTGGATTCCTGAAGAAAATGTAAAGGAGCGTAGTTTAAGAGATGGTGTACCCTATATGGATTGGGCACTTAATGGAAATATAAAGGTAACGAATGGTAATATAGTAGATAACGATGCTATTATTAATGATATTTATCTTTTATATCAAAAATACAATATTCGTAGTTTAGCTTATGACCCTTGGAGGGCAACGCACGTAGTAATTTCTTTACAAGAAAGAGGCGTAAATGTAAAACCGTTTCCTCAAAGTTTTCCGGAAATGAATACGCCTATTTGCGAATTTGAGAAAATGATAACAGGCAAAAAGATATTTCATAATGGGGATCCAGTTGCAAAATGGATGCTATCTAATGTGGCGTTAATTATTAACTCTACAGGACTTGTAAAATTTGACAAAAGGAAGTCAAATGAAAAAATAGATGGAATGGTAGCGGCTGCTATGGCTATTGGTGAAGCTATCGACCCAAAAAATAAAATTAATTTAGATTTTAATTTAATTATTGGATAAAAATTTATTTGCTTAATAAAATTAATATATTCATCTTTGCATTATGGAATTTTTAAATAAAATTGTAAAATTCATTAAGCGAAGTAGAATCTCTAAATTAGGGCCTGCTAAAGATTGGAAATTATATCAGGAACTTTTTGGTAGTAACCAAAAAAAAGTAAGTCATGAAACTTCTTTATCAATACCTGCTTATTTTCGCGCTATATCTATTTTATCCGAGCAAATAGCAAGTTTACCATTTTCAATTTACGAAACTAAACCGGATGGAAATGTAGTTGAGGCTATCAACCATCCAATGTATAGCTTAATAAAATATAGACCGTCAAATAAATACGATACGTTTAGTTTTCGCGAAGCTATTCTAAGACAAGCTGTAAATGGTTCAATGACTACAAAGTCAGGAAATGTTCTTATTATTCCTAATCGAAATCAGGCAGGAAATGTAATTGATTTACGTTTAGTAGATGAACCTTGGGAAATGTATAAGATTAATGGAGAATTTTATTACAAGCTAGAATCTAATAATGAAATTTATTCCCAATCTGAAGTATTACACATAAAGTCGTTTAGCGATAATGGGTATTGGGGTAAAAGTTTGATAGAAGCTGGAAAGACTACTTTTTCTAGGGCTTTACACGAAATTGAATACGGAAATGATGTTTATGCTAAAGGCACTAATTTATCTGGCACTGTAGAAACAGATATGATTCTGAATGAGGATCAATTAAAGGCTATTAAAAAAGGCTGGGAAGATAAATATTCAGGGCCTAATAATCAGCAAGGCGTAGCATTTTTACAAGCTGGATTTAAATTTAAGCCAGTATCTTCTAAATTAGATGCAGCCGATATAGATGCTAGAAAGTTAACTATTGAGGATATTTCTAATTTAACAGGCGTACCAGGATTTCTTTTATTAGGTCAAAACAATATTTCAGCTACTAATATTGAAATTCTTAATAGAATCTTTGTTCAATACACTTTAAGGGCTTGGACTAAGCGAATAGAAAACGAATTTAATACAAAATTATTCCCTCAAAAGGATTGGGGAAAATATTACGTAAAATTAGATTTAGACGAGTTGTATAGAGGTGATGTTATGGCTAGAGCAGAATTTTACACTAAACTTTATAATATTCGAGCTATTGCACCAAATGAAATTAGAAACCTAGAAGGATTTAATCCTTATGAAGGTGGGGATAAGTTTGGTATGCCATTAGCATCAAATAGTAAAGAGGTAACTAATGATAATAATGGCAATGGAGGTGCAAAATAATAAATTAATGGAAACAAGATATTTTAACATCGAATATAAGAGCCTTGATAATAATGAAATTCAGGGCACAGCATCTTCATTAAATTCTCCTTACGATATGGGTGGATTTGATGAAGTTATAGACGAACACGCTTTTGATGAAGCTGATTTTTCAGAGGCAGCCGCTTTATTTAACCATGACCAAAATATTGTTTTAGGTCGCGTTAAAAATGACACACTAAAGATTAAAATAAATGCTGATAAATTAGTTTACACTATTAATCCTCCAGATACTTCTGCTGCTAAAGATGTTGTTACTTTAATTAAACGAGGTGACATTTATCAATCTTCATTTGCTTTCGATTTAAAAGAAGATGGTGATATGTGGGAATATATACAAGGAAGATACAAAAGAATAATCAAAAAGATTAATAAAGTTTATGATGTTTCACCGGTAACTTACCCGGCTAACCCTAACACTTCGGTGGCTTCTAGGAGCATGGAAAGACATATTCAGCAAAATGAAAAAGCGGAATGCAATTTCACAGAGTTTGTTGAATTTTTAAACAATTTAAAAAAATATTAGTATGTTAAAATCTGATGAATTAAAGCAATCGCGTTCCGCTAAAATAGAAGAAATGCGATCTTTAATTTTGGCCATTGAAACATTAGGGGCAAACGCCAACGATGAACAAAGGTCGAAATTAACCAACATTCGGAATGAGGTGACTAATCTTGAAAATGATATTGAAAATCATTTGATGTTAGAAGCTGAAGCGAAAAGAATGGCTACTCCTGCGGTTAGGGGTAATGAAAACAAAGTTAGCGACGATCAAAGAGTAAAGAAAAACTATTCTTTTCTTAGAGCTGCTAATCTTGTAGCCAATAATAAAAGCTTAGACGGCTTGGAGCTTGAAATGCATCAAGAAGCGGAAAGAGAATTTAAGCAAGCAGGAATTTCAGCATCTGGAAATCTTTACGTTCCTAAAATGTTTGTTAGGAGTGAAAAGAGGGATATGACTGTAAGCTCAGCGCCTGGTGGCGGTAACACTGTACCCACTATTTTAGGCGACTTGATTCCTTTTCTTGATCCTAGATTAGCGGTTATTCAAGCAGGTGCCACTTTGCTAACTGGTTTAACCGGTAACTTAGATTTCCCTAGAAATGATGCTGCTGCTACTGCGGTTTGGGAGACTGAAAATTCTGCAAACGACGAAACTAGTCCAACTTTTGATAAAATTAGTATGTCACCAAATCGTTTAGGTGCATTTACTGATATTTCTAAACAGTTATTAGTTCAATCGTCTATTGACGTGGAAAACTTTGTAAGAAATCGTTTAAGCGAAGCAATTAACAGAGCATTGGACTATGCTTTAATTAATGGTGACAATTCCACACAACCATTTTTTGGTATTTTAAACACTGCTGGAATTGGTTCTGTAGCTATTGGCACTGATGGAGGTCCGCTTACTTACAAGCACATTATTGATTTGGAAACTGCTTTAGCTACAGATAACGCTGATTTTGGTACTTTAGCCTATCTTACTACTCCAGGCGTAAGAGGATTTTTAAAGAATACTGAAAAAGCATCTGGAACTGCTCAATTTGTTTGGTCAGATGGTGCGCCTCCGGTAGGTCAGCAAGGTATTAGAACTGATTTGTTAAATGGTTATAGAGCTTATGTGTCAACACAGGTGCCAAACAATTTAACTAAAGGTAATGGTATTAATTTACATTCAGTAATTTTTGGAAACTTTGCCGAAATGCTTATTGGTCAATGGGCTGGTTTGGATGTAGTGATTGACCCATATTCATCATCTAAAAACGCATTAGTTACTATTGTAGTTAATAGCTGGTGGGATGCTGCTGTACGTCACGCAAAATCATTTTCCGTAATTAAAGATGCGGATATTACTGGCATATAAATCTTAAAAAAATGAAGAATATTTTAATAGGTTTGTTTGTTTTTGCTGCCATTGGTTTGACGGCATTTAAAAACGACAGAAGCAAAACTTTGGATGCTAATTACGACGATGCATCTAGTACGTTTTACAGCTATTCAGTAAGTGACACAATCACTAACAATGAAATAGACACAATCACTATTCCTGTTAGCTTGTTAAGCCCTTGGGGCGGTTATTGGAGCGTAGTAGCCACTAATTTGTCGGGCACTACTTATATTTTGCCTACGGTTTTGCAAGCTGCTAGTTCTACTGATTATACCAACGTCGCAACTTTAGACACATTAAACGTAAACGGTTTAGTGCAATCTAATGAAGATTTGTATATTGGTGGGACTAAATATAGATTAGTGTTGACTGGTGTTGGTACTCAATCGACTAAATACACGGCTTATTTTGTAGCTAAAAACCCATAATATGAAAGTGAGATTTATAAAATCTCCTTCAGGTTTGCCTCATTCCCTTGGATATTTTCAGGGGGATGAGGTAGAACTAAACGAGATAACTGCAAAGGAATTGATTAAGCTAGAAATAGCCATTGAGGTAAATGACAATCCAAAAGATACGGAATCTAAGCCTGTCATTGAAAATACAAGTAGCAACAAACCAAAAAAAGCTATTAAGAGATGAAACCCTGGAGAGTAACCGTTGACCAGACTAATGAATTATGGACTTTAAGCGAAGTCAAAAACTATTTAAAAGTTGATGATTCAGCAGACGACTCTCTTATAACTACTATTATAAAAGGAGCCAGGGAAGCGGTTGAGGCTAGGCAAAATATTAGTACATTGAATAAAACCATTGTACAAAGATTAGAAAGATTTCCATCTTCTTACAAAGTTGCTACGGATTATGAGAATGTTATTAAACTTTTAGTTTATCCTGTCATTAGTATTACATCCATTACTTATTTAGATGAAAATGGAAATACGCAAACATTAGCACAAAATTTATATGAAGTTGATACATACAAGGGTATTATTGGTGAATCTGTAGATCAAGATTTTCCAGATACCTATCTTTCATTGAATGATGTTACGATTACTTATGTGGCAGGTTTTGGTACGGCCGCAACAAGTTGCCCTACAGATATTAGAATAGCTATTTTAAAAATGATAGCTAGCATTTACGAAAATAGAACAGATAGCGTTTATAAAATGCCTACGGCTTCCGATGTTATGTTAAATAGACATAAGTATGACTGGGTATAATAAGAATGAAGTTATTGGGAAAATGAGGGACAGAATAATCCTTCAAAATGTTAACCGGTCACGGAGTTTAACTGGTTTTGCTTCGGAAAGTTGGGCAGATATTGCGACTATTTGGGCATTTGCAGAAAGCAAGTTGCCAGGATCAAACGAGACAATTATAGAAGGTAAAAATACGGCAAAGAATATTTGTGATTTTACCATTCGTTATAATTCATCCATTACCGAGGAATCTCGTGTAGTTTTGGGAGATAAATTATATCAAGTAAAGAATTTAAAGGTTAGTCACGATAGAAGGTTTATTTCATTTCAAGGCGTGTTCTATGATTCATACATTCTTACGGGTGTAAACGTCGCTGCCTCTGTAAATGGCATTGCTACTACTTCGGCTAATCTTAAGCTAATAATTTCGGTCATTGGGCAGGCGAATGCCATAGCATCTACATTTGCAGAGCTCACAGTAATTTAGGAAGGAGTTGTAGAAGTCGCTGCTTCGGTTGATGCTTTGGCTACATCTTCGGCAAATCTTACAAAGGTTATTTCTATTAGTGGTGATTTAACTGGAGGTGCTTTTGTAATTGCTAATGTAGGTATTGTTTAAAATATTGAAGCTAGCGTAAATGCAGAATGTACATGTGGAATGAAGATATTTTAAATTGGATAGAAATAAATTTTTAACGTTAAAAACTATAAATTATGGCAGCTTTTTCAAATTACATGGAAGACGCAATTACAGCCTGGATAAATGGAACAACCTTTCCAAGTGCTCCGACGAATACTTTTGTTCAGTTATATAGTCAAGACCCAACCGATAATGGTTCCGCTACGGGTGCATTGTACACACGTGTAACTTATGCAGCGGGTGGATGGACAAGGGGCATAGGTGGTGCTGGAACATTGTCTAACACAAATGCAATAACTATGCAAGCAAGTGCAGCAAGTGCAGCAACGGCTTCACATTTTGCCGTATTTGATGCTATTACAGGTGGTAATTTATTATTTTATGGTGCTTTACCTGCATCTAAAAGTATCGCAGTAGGCGATGAAGTGAAGTTTAATGCTTTGCAGCTTACATTAACCGTAGCTTAAAAACATTCCTGCCCTGAAATATCGGCAGGATAAAAATAATACAATGGGATACCTTTCGGCTAAACAAATAAATCACCTTAAAAACCTTCAAAAATCTAACTATGCAGGTAGGCGAAGCTTTCAGGGAATGAGCCTAAGAATAGTAGGTTTAGCTGATTCTGTTATTGAATTTGCAGAGTTAATGGAACAATGTACAGTAACGGAAAGAAGTAGGGTTATTGATTCAGCTACTCCCATTGCATTAGAAGTTTATAGGTCGCTAGTTCCTGTAAGTAGTAAAGCGCACCGTATTTCTACCAATCCTTTTAAAAATAAAAAGATGCAAGGTTGGGAACAAAACGACCGCGCTTCAATGTGGGTACAACCTGGCAATTTAAAAAAGTCAATTATTGATTTATCTAAAAATCTTGTATCTTACAAAAGAGCTGTCGGTGCTATTGGTCCATTGTACAAAAGAAATACAATGAATAGAGGTGTTAATAGTAGCGAAGGAACGAATGGGTTTTACGCTCACATGGTGTTTGGAAGTACGCGAGCATGGTACAATAAAATAGTAGTGAAAGCAAGAAATTTAAGTAGGGATAAAGTAATTAAAACCATGCGTGATGAATGTATTTTTATCATGCAGGAAAGACCTAAAAAATTCTGGCAAGTATCATGATAGGTAAACTAATATATAATAGATTATTTACTGATGGTGAAATATTGGCTTATGTTGGGAATAAGATATATCCTGACATTGTGCCTCAAAATGTACAATATCCATTTGTGGTATATACTATTGTAAATAGCCTACCTGTTGATTTTAAAGATGGGCAAAGTAACTTAGAGGAAATTACACTACAAGTAGATGTTTACACGCAAAATTACGACGATACGCAAATATTATCTAACCTTATTAGAAATAGATTAGACAGATTTGTTGGCATTGTTGAAGGTATTGAGGTGCAAAGTATAAAGTATATGTCAGCTACATCACAAGTTTTTAACGCAGAATTATCCGTATATTGGCTAAGTATTGACTTTATGATAAAAATGAAAAGATGAAACTAAGACTTTTAAAAGAATGGAACGGGAAAGCACCTGGTAAAGTAGGTGTTTTTCTATCTGAATATGGTGAGCAAATGGTAAAGGATGGAATTGCAGAACTACTTGATGAATCTTTTGTCGTTGAACAAATGCCACAGAAAGAGCAAGTTCAGCAAGACCCAATCTATATTCCTATTCCAGTGCCTAACTCATATTTTAGTGAAGATGCAGATGAAGAAAAAATTACTAAACAAAAAAATAATTAAAAATGGCAACTACTGGAATTATTAATGGTACGTTGATGCGCCTATACAAAGATAGCACTGCTATAGGTTACGCTACATCATGCCAAATGAATATTTCATCTGCTATGCGTGAAATTCTTACTAAGGATTCAGCAGCGGGCGGATGGAGAGAAGTAAAGAAAGGGCAACTTTCGGGAACCCTTTCTACTGAGGCGTTGTACGCGGGTCCGGGCGACGCTTCTACAAATTATTTGTTTGATGATTTATTTAATGATTTAACTGCTGGTACAGTATTGACAATTAAATTTACTACAGACGTTGTAGGTGATAACATTTACACTATGAGTGCCATTTGTACATCATTAGACCTAAACGCAGGCGTGGAAGAAAATGTTAGCTATTCAGCATCATTTGAAGTTACAGGTGCCATCGTAAAGACAATTAAATCATAATTTTAAAATCCTAACACATGAAAACAATAACAATCGCCAACACATCTATACCGATTAAATTTGGTATGTATGTGTTAGGTACATTTCTAAGGGAGAGGAAGCTAAAACTTAGTGACCTTTCCCTTTTAGGAGATGATCTTCTTCTAGCTCTTGAATTAGCCTTTACCGGTGTTGAACATGGTTATAAAGCAAAAGAGGAAAAATGTCCTTACACTTTACAATCATTTTGCGATTTGGTAGATACAGACATGGGAGGTATTACTCGCATTATGGAAATGATTTCAAACGAGATTTCACCTCCAGAAGATGAGAGCCAAAAAAACGTAGTGGCGAAGGCGGAGAGCTTACTCTTGAATACATCGAAAGGTTTTGTTTCGGAGTTTTAAGATTTCTTCCTTCGCAATACTATGAAATGAGTTTTAAAGAAGTTGTTATAGCTATGCAAGGTTATAACAATCAATTTGAAATACAGGAACAAACACAGTGGGAACGAATTAGATGGCAAACAACGCTTTTACTAAATGTTTACACAGCAAAAGGGAAAAGTTTAAAGCCAAAAGATTTGATAGAATTTCCCTGGGAGAATCCTACAAAAAAAGAAACTAAAAGAAATTTGACAAATACTGACAAGTCAATATTTGACAAATGGGATAAAGAACTATAAATGGCAATAGGTAAACTTAATTTAAAGCTTGGTGTAGACGTTTCAAATCTTGACAAAGAACTTGGAAAAGTTGAGCGTAGTATGTCAAGGTTTGGTAGTAATATGCAGAACATCGGTTCTACATTAACACAATCGTTAACTTTACCTATTATTGGTTTAGGTGCTGCCTCTTTAAAATCTTTTGCCGACATTGAGAAATTACAAAATGGCTTAATAGCCATTATGGGAAGTAGCGAGGAGGCAGGGATAGAAATGGAGAAACTCCGCAAAGTTGCCGAAAATCCGGGCCTCGCTTTACCTGAAGTTGTAAAGGCATCAGCCTCTTTGCAAAGTGTTGGCATGAATGCCGATGCAGCAAGGGAAACTATAACACAGTTTGGCAATGCTGTAGCACGTGCAGGAGGTGGCGCAGAACAATTCGATGGTGTAGTTTTAGCATTGTCACAAATAAGCGCGGTTGGAAAAGTTACACAGGAAGATCTTAATCAGATAAAAGAAAGGCTGCCAGAGTTTGCCAGAGTGATGAAGGAAGAATTCGGCGTAGTAACGGCTGAAGGAATTAGAGAACTGGGAATAAGCAGCGAGGAATTTATAAAAAGGTCGGTTGGGGCTTTAGGAAACTTGGAAAGGGCAAATGGTGGCTTGTCTAATACTTTTGATAATTTAAAAGATAATGTAGGCGCATCATTAGCAGAACTTGGAAAAGCAATAAACGAAACATTAAATTTAGAGGCAGTCGTAGCAGCATTAAGTACAGGATTACAAAAATTAGTAGATGGATTTAAGTCACTTAATCCGGAAACACAGGGATTTATCGTAAAGGCAGGTTTATTAGTTGCGGCTTTAGGGCCCGCAATATTTATAGTAGGAAAATTAATTACTACTTTTGGTGCATTAGTAGGTACAATAAAACTTATAAGAACTACTATTTTATTTATGACAACAGGAGTACAGGCGGCTTTTGCTTCTTTACTTTCTAATCCTGTTATACTTGGTATTGTGGCCGCTATTGCTGCTATTGGTGCAGTTGCTTTATATGTCTATGACAACTGGGAAGCATTTTCAAGTAGGTTTCAAAATATTTGGATAAACATAAAAAACAGTACAATGAAAGGTGTAGCTGATTTTATGAAAAACATAGATAAGCTACAAAAATTTTTAGGCATAGAATTATTTGACGTAAGTGGTTTAACTAATTATCAAGAACAACAAAGAGTTGTACAAAAAGAATTTAAAAGTATAGGAGATACAGTTGATAGCCTTAAAGGTAAATTTAAAAGCCTATTCATGGCTGCACCTGGCAAATCTACGGGAGGAGGCGCAACACAAGGAACTGGTGAATTAGTATTTGGTGATGGTGGCGCACCCACAGGAGGAGGAACGGGAGGAGGTAAAGGTGTTGGAGCGGCTTTAAATACTCCAATAGATACAGTAAATTTATTGCCTACTTTAGATTTACTTCCAGATAAATTAGAAAGTATATCAGCCGCAAATGAAAGATTAAAACAAACAAATGAAGATGTATCTAAATCATTTAATAATATTGCACCTACGGCAAAAAGTGCTTATGATATGTTAGGTGATGGTCAAACAATAATTGCTAATAGTATTTTAAGTTTTGGCGAATTAGCAGCAAGTGGATTTGAAAGCATGAAAGAACTTGCTGCGGCTGTAAGAAAAAGCATTGCTGATATAATTGCTAATTTTATTCGAATGTATGTAGCAAAAGCATTGGCATCCGTACCATTGTCACCTTTTATGGTGGCTATTGCTCCTGCTATTGCTGCTGCTGCTGGAGGTGTAGCAAGGTCATTAATAATGAAAATTGGAGCGCCTAAATTAGCAGAAGGCGGTTTAGCATACAGTCCTACTATGGCAACGGTTGGGGATAACAGAAATGCGAGAGTTGACCCTGAAGTTATTGCACCTTTATCAAAGTTAAAATCAATGATGGGAGACATGGGAGTAGGTGGCAGCCTTGAAACAAGGATAAGCGGAAATGATTTGATTATATTACTTAACAGGTCACAGAAAGGTCTTAACAGAGTACAATAATGGCAGCAAGGTTTCAAACGACAGTATATAACGAGAAAGGCAGAAAAATAGAAGTATCTATTAAAGACAATGTCTTTTCCGGTATGACTTACGACTTTGATACGATTGGTTTGCAGCTGCAATATGACAGTGAAAGCTCACAAGGGCAGGAAAGATTTACGCCTATTATTGGCTCACGCTGTTCACTATCTTTATTGATAAATAACGATGATTTACAAACCTTATTTCTTGACATTGGGTTAGCGGTTGAGGGTAGATTTACCATGGAACTTACAGCCTACGAGGATGATAATACGACAGTATCATTTAAATGGTATGGTTTTATAGTTACCGATTTAGTAGAGTTTGAAGATGTGCCATTAGTCATAGGTTATCAGGCTCAAATATCCGCAATAGACGGATTAGGATGGCTAAAAACATTAGATTACAAAAGTGCGAATGGGCCCTACAATGGACAGGATACAGTTGTACAGCATATTTTAAATTGCCTTAATCAACTGGATTTTGTTCAAGAGAATTTAGTGGCAAATAATTTGCCTGTATTACATACAATTTTTAACTGGCATGAAAACACAATAGCCTACAATGCTGCCTCTGATTATTCTTTATTGACAGTTATACAGCATAGAGCATTTTACCATAAAGACACTAAAAGCAATTATGTGTACCAAAGTTGCTATGATGTTTTAAAGAAGATTTGTCAAACGTTTGGAGCAAGATTATTATTTAGCGGAAATCAATATTGGTTTATTCAAGTAAATGAATATTCAATAACACCTGCAACTAAAAGATACTTTAAATACAATGCTTTTGGCATTCAACAATCAGGTACATTTACAGCAGATTTAACGCTATCTAATATTCAGACTAATCTACCGGAAAGTGATTTAATAAGATTAAGCGGTGGTAAATGGACTTATTATCCTGCTTTAAAGAATGTAGTAATACGTTATAATCATTTTGCTAAACAGAATTTATTGGCAGGCGTGGAATACAACTACGCAACAAATAGCACTCCGGTAATTACAATTACTCCCACATTGGATGCTTCTAATCCGGATGCTAGATTAAGTTATACAGGCATACTTGGATTTTATGCACAGGCTTTAAACCCTGTTAATTTTCAACCGTTTCAATTTGTATTTGCCGTTAAGGTAGTTTCTATAATTAATAGTTTTCCGTTACAAGGTTTTGAAAATGCAAACTGGACATTAGGCAGCGGATGGTTGATTGACAATAAAATATTAAGTGGTGTTTTAATAACAACCGAAGCATTTTATACAACTTTTTCTGTAGTCAATGGAAGAAAATATTACATAAAAATAAAAGTTGATATTGATAACGCTGGATCACTTAGATTAAGATTAGGAGGTGTAACAAAAACAATTTCAGAAAGTGGCGATTACGAATATGCAATAATTGCTACAAATACAGATACCCTAAAATTTGATAGCATATCATCACCAAGGTTTACAGGTAAAATAAAATCTTTAGAAGTTAAGCAAGAAAATAAATATTTAAAAAGGGATGTAAATTATACAAGTGGTTTTAACTTTCAATTAGAAGCTGCAAGTTGGGAAAGTACGTTTAGCGAATTTGAATTTAATACAGAAACAATAAATAATGATGCTGCTTTTGTTGCGTACAAAACTATTACATTTGATACTTTAGATATACCAGATACTGCGGAGTATATTTGGGAAATGCGATTAAAAGAAATGCGAAACGAGGCAGGAACAAATATTATTTCCAACTTTGCCGTATCTTATTTACTTAGCAATAATTACCTTGAATTTCTTCCTACTGGTGCAGTCTCTGGTCAAAGTGATATTCTTGAATACGGATCTGACAATGACAATAAATCTTCCACAGTATTTAGCCTTGATACCTACATTGGCGATGGTCCAAGTAAAACAACAGATGGAGGACTAAAAGTATTAGAATCTGGCACATACCAAAATAGTAGTAGTTGGGATGTTAGCAGTGGGCAAGGCTTTAATAATGTCACACAGTTATTAGTTAATGAAGTTATTCGAGGACAACTTACTCCAAAGTTACGCATGGTAGATATGCCATTTCAAAATCTATCAGTTGACAATCCCTACCTTCCTCACAAGGTCATAGAATATTCATCTGGATATTACGTTTTTGAAAGAGGTAGTTTAGATTTAAAAACAGAAATTTGGCAAGGTGATTACTTTAAAATAGAACTCGATGCCTAGTTATACAGAAAGAACAATATTATCTAAACCTCGTGACTTTAATCAGGTGGCAAACAATGCCGGTAGTGGTGGAGTGGTAAATAATAATGTCACAGAAACAATAAACAATGTGACAGTTACTGGTTCTGCTGTTTCTATTTTTAATCAAGAATTTCTTGATACAACTTCCAATATTTTGACATGGACACAGAATAGCGGAAACCTACCAACTACAAATTTAAACGCCTCTATTCACGTTTATCAGAATGGGCAGAAATTAATAGATAGTCAATATACTATTACATTACCTGCAACTATTACCATAGATTCTAACAGCCATTACGATGGAAGTAATTATATTATTTTCGCAATAAACATAAACTAATGGAAGAAATTAAGCCAAAAAAAGAAAGAAAGTTTTTAAAAGCCATGGCAGAAGTTGCACTTACTTTAGTGCGCGAACTGCTTTTGAATGTCGGTAAAAAGGTCATAAACAAATCAGGTAATAAACGACAGGGCCTTGTTATTGCTTTTATTATTTTAGCATCTACTTTTGCTATTGCCCAATACCCAACGACAGGAAATAAACAACGACTTGGTTTCCAGACTACGGGCGACGGGCTCGTTTGGCGTGGTGCATTGTCCGATACGGCTTCCATTCAACCGATAAACAATACAAGTGCATGGGTTATTCTTGATACAGTTAACCTTAAATTTTATACGTTTGATTTTACTTCCAACGTTTGGAGCTTGGTTGGCGGTAGCGGTTCGGCTTTTACCCAGCCTGTTGATTCATTATTTTTTAATACAGGAGTAGCAACAAACAATGTCGATACTGCAAAAATGCGTTGGGATTCTGATTTAGCAACGGTGGTACTTGGATTAAATGACAATGTACCCAATGAACTTGGATTTAAAAACTTTTGGTTGGTTAAGAATCAAACAGGCGCAACTATTACCAAAGGCAGCCTTGTTTACGCCAACGGCACGGTTGGGGCAAGTGGCAGGATAACAGTTGCAAAGTTTATCGCCAACGGTTCAATAGATGCAAAATATTTACTTGGAATAACGGCACACGATTTAAGCAACGGCGAAGATGGTTACGTTATTTCATTTGGGAAAATAAGGAAGGTTAATACTGATACCTTTGCGGCTGGGGC